TTCTTCTCGCAAGTCAAAACCGGCATCGACTTCCTGCCGATTGATTCGCGAGTGCCCTGCATCAATGTCGGCGCGCGATCCGCGCTGCAATGGGAGCGGACACAAGCCTGGACGGCGATTTGCAAGATCAAGATCGCAAAAGGGCCGACCTCAGTTGGTCCCGGCGCTGCGATCATCTTTACGACCTGCAACCTCGGGCAGGGCAACGGTAACACCTATCCCGGTTATGAGTTCTGGATTGAATACAAGTCCGCGAATGTTTGGGTGCTTCGCGTTCGCATCATCAGCAATTACGGCGGACCCAACTATATCGGGGTTATCGGCACCATCAATGTGTGTGACGGCAAATGGCATACGGTCGCGGCGTCCTACGATGGGTCTAGCACGGCGGCTGGCGTCAAGCTGTATGTCGATGGCGCGGTTGATGCACAGACAACCGAAAGCGACACGCTCACAACCACTATCGTCAACAAAGAGCCGTTTTGGATTGGCAACCAGCGAGATTGGACATATTCGCTCGGCGGCACGCTAGCTGAATTTATGCTCTCAAATGTCGTGCGTTCGCAGGCATGGATTCAAGCTTATGACCGTGCCAAGGCATCGGTCGATAGCAGCACGGTCCTTGCTTATGACTTCTCGGAAGGCCAAGGCAAGATCGTCAAGGATTTGTCTTCTAACGGCTTCAACGGGTCCGTCTGTAGCGCCGTATGGTCGCGCAGCAATGATATAGGCCGCGCCGGGCATTGGATACAGGGCAAGCTCTCGGCTGACCCCGGACTCTCTGCGTCTGCGTCTTTGGCGGCAACGTTTAGCAACCCTGTCGGCCAAGGTAATGCGGTTGTCGGCGCTTTGAGCATGGCGGCAAGTCCGAACACGCCAACGATTACGATCACGGATAACATCGGCGGGAACACCTGGACGGTCCTCGGCTACGACAGGACGTTGGCCGGTACACTCACGGCCTATTTCTACGGGATCAATCTGTCTGGCGGGCCAACCGTCATCACGGCCACACTTAGCTCCGGTACCGGCACCTATTGGCGCGTTGTGGTCGATGAGTTCAAGAATATTGCTCAAGTGTCTGCCATTGACGGCAACGCAAACCTATACAGCGCAGCTGCATCTGGGACCGATGGCGCGTCGTCCGGTAATCTCTCGGCCACGCCCTCAGTCAATTACGACATCATTTACGGCGTCGCGACGAACTTCAGTGGCTTCTACATGAACCCTGGTACCGGCTTTACCTCACTGACGCGCGGGACAGCGGCGGACAACGAGCCTCTCTACACCGAGTATTTGTTCCAAGAGCAGGCGGGGACCGTTGCAGCCAAGTTTACGCCTGCGGGGTCGTCTGCAACGGTCGTCGTTGGGCTGGCGCTGAAGTCGCTGTGAGCAAGAAATTAGAGATACCGGCAACAGCCGGCTAACGCGCGCGGCGATCCGCGCAATCTGTGGCGGCAGTTCCGCCAAGGGCCAAATATGGATTTAGAAACTGAAATCGGGGAGCTTTCCCCCGCAGAAGAAAGCTATTTTGAATCTGGCGGCAACGTTGAAATCCCTCAAGGCGAACAAGCCGCCGCTGAGGAAAAGATTGCTGAACCAGAAACGCCAAAGGCCGAAGAGCCTAAGGTTGAGAAGATGGTATCGCTTGCGGCGCTCCATGAGGAGCGCAATCGACGCCGTGAGATTGACCGCCAGTACCGCGAAACGCAACAGCAGCTAGCGGAGTTAAAGGGCAAGCTTTCGATTGTTGAACGGCTTGCGCCAGAAAAGACGGAAGCAAAAGAGCCGACGGTTGAGGAAGACATTTTCGGCGTGGTCAAGAACACCACGCAGACCGTTGCCGACATTCAAAAGCAACTAAAGGAACAGGCGGACCAGCAGAAGGCTGAGGGCGAAAGGAACGCCTTGATCAGTGCCTATCGTTCTGATGCTGCGAAGTTTGAGACTGAAAACCCAGACTTTAAGACGGCGTATAATCATCTCTTGCAAAGCCGCGCGGCTGAGTTGCAGACGATGGGATACACAGACCCTCGTGCGCTGCACGAGGCGTTAACGAACGATGAAATGTCCATTGCACAGATGGCTCTTTCTCAGGGCAAGAGTGCGGCGGAGATTATCTACAATCTTGCTAAGCAGCGTGGATATGCCAAGGCCGACGATAAGCCAAGCGCGGCGGAGAAGTTGGCGAATATCGAGAAGGGCCAGGCCGCAAATAAAAGCCTGTCCTCGACGGGCGGCACGGCAGGCGAGGCGGATATGACCGCTGAAGCGTTGCTCAAAATGCCAATGGATGAATTTGAGAAATACGCGGAGAAGAACCCCGCGAAAGTTCGTCGCCTGATGGGCGGCTAATTACGACCGACTAAAGCCTACCTCGTCCGGTGGACGTTAAACACCACAGCCCACCCCGAGGGCGTGAATTTCGGCGGTTCGCGCGTCCGCAGCGTCAAGCGGTCAAATCGCAAATCCCCTGAATTTCACATAATCGGAGGCCAATCATGGCATCGACTAGTTATGGAGTGAATGACTCACTCTCTAATAAACTGTGGGCCAAAAAGCTCGCCCACGAAGCTCTCAAGGAAACATATTTCGGCAAGTTCATGGGTCCGGGTTCGGACAACATGATTCAGTTGAAGTCGGAAACATCAACCAACGCTGGCGATAAAGTTACGTTCGGACTGCGTATGCAGCTCTCGGGCGACGGCGTGACCGAGGCCCAGAATTTGATGGGCAACGAAGAGTCGCTGACGACTTACAGCGATTCGGTTCTCGTCAACGAACTCGCCCATGCGGTTCGCGTGCGCAATAAGAACACCATCGACGCTCAACGCGTGCCGTTCAATCTGCGCGATGAAGCCAAGATGGGCCTCAAGGATTGGTTCGCCAATCGTTTCGATACGGCGATGTTTAATCATCTTGCGGAATACACTCTCACGACCGACTCCCGCTACACGGGCAACAATGCGATTGTCGCGCCGGCATCTTCGCGCATTTACCGCACGACTGGTTCCGACGACGTGACTGTGAACGGCGACTCGACCAAGACGATGAATCTTCAGGTTATCGATTACCTGGTTGAGAAGGCCTACACGGCAACGCCTCTGATCCGACCGCTCAAGGTAGGTGGCGAGAACAAGTTTATCATGTTCTTGCACGATTATCAGATCACTGACCTTCGCACCAACACCAACTCCGGCCAGTGGCTTGATATTCAGAAAGCTGCCTTGCAGGGCGGCATCGGATCGAAAAGCCCGATCTATACCGGCGCGTTGGGTGAATATAACGGCGTCATCCTGCATCGTTCCAACCGAATCCCGAACGGAATTTCGAACGCTGGCGCCGCCCAGACTTCGACGCGTCGTGCGGTTTTCTGCGGAGCGCAGGCCGGTGCGGTTGCGTTCGGTAAGCAGTTCTCGGATGGCGTCCATTACAAATGGATCGAAGAACTCTTCGACTACGAGCGTGAGCTTGGTGTTTCGGCCCAGACAATCTGGGGCGTGAAAAAGACCATTTTCAACTCGGTCGATTTCGGGGCCATCGTCGCCACCACTTACGCCGCAGCTCACTAAGGAGGATTAGCAATGGCTACCGGAACTGCGGGTACAACTGCCCGCCAATATAATCACCAGCTTCAGCACTTTCTTCGCTTTCACGTCACTTACTCGGATTCCGGCATCGCGTCCGGCGTCGGTAAGCAGACGTTGCCGGCGGGTGCGATCATCACGGGCACGGATGTGCTAGTTGATACTACCTTCAACGCTCAGACGACCAACGTTCTGACCGTCGGTATTAACGGCACGACCGCTAACAATATGGTTGCGTCGGGCGACGTTGACGAAACGACTGCCGCGCTCACGACCGGCATTAAGCCGACCGGAACCGCGCTGGCGTCGCTTGCGGCAGATTCTCAGGTTTGGGTGAAGTATACCCAGACCGGAACGGCTGCGACGCAAGGCAGCGCCTACGTGATCGTGAAATACATTCCCAACAACGATCTTTAACGAATAGGGCGGGGCTTCGGCCCCGCTTTTTCTTTCCTGGGGGAGACTGTATGAAAGTTGCAATTCTGACGCCGTGTTATCAAGGAACGGTCCATCATTTTCACATGATGGCTGCAATCCAGACATTTGAGTTGGCGCGGCAGAAAGGAATTGAACTTCGGCAATATACCGCTGCCGGCTGTCCCGTTCTTCCCAGGGTCCGCAATCGCTTGCTGGCGGATGCAATTGCAGACGAGTGCGACTGGGCGATTTTTATAGACGACGATATTGTGTGGAAGCCCGAAGATTTATTCAAACTGATCTCACAT